CAGCACCAGCAGTTGCACCTACACCCTCTGTAGCCAAGCCACCAATTAATGCACCAGCAACTGCACCAGCTACCGCACCTACACCGCCTTGTTTCGCCATCATGTAGCCTTGCCCAGCGGTTTCACCGATAACAGATTGCGCTACATCCATACCATCTGCATGACGATAATTTGAAAGGTTAGTTTGTAATCGTTGAATTTCGTTTGTTAATTCTTCGATTTTCTTAGGGTCTGTAGTGTTAGATAACTCATACCCAGCATCGCCCAATTTCATCTGATCATTGATAGACCATATATTTTGTTGGATGCTATCCCATATACCATGAGTAGATTTAACGGACTGTAAATTCTCTAAACCATAAATAGCCTCGGACTGTGAACCATATTTTACTTTGTACAGTTCAGGGTATTCATCATACAAAGACTGTACTGTTCGCCCTCTGTCTACTTGGTTAGCAAGATAAGCTGCTCTTGTGAACCCTGTTTCACCGCTATTCAAGATAGCATCTGCACCGATATTTAACTTGCTTGCATAGTCTAGTGCTGCATTAGCTTTAACTGCATCATTGCTTGCATAGATAAAACGTGCGGATGCAGCTTGCAAGGCTGGGTTATTTATAATAGGGTTTTCCTTTAAAGCCTCACCAATGGTAGATACAGTTTGTAAAGTTCTATCCTTACCGCTACCAGTTGTATCGACTAGATAAGGTGCATCTGCTAAACCGCCTAACGCATTACCTACTTGTTTTACTGCATCTACCGCATTACCTACAACTCCATTAACAGGTGTGCCTAACTCTCCATGATCGCCATCCTTGTTAATAAATGGGTTGATTTTCTGTTGTTCAATTTTCCATGGGTTATTAGACATATTTCCACCTATCCCTCAATATTATACCTAGCATGGAATGTACCCTCGTCAATATCTTCAAAATCACCATTCGACTTATAAAGTCTTATATAGTGTGTATCTCCAAGTACTTTCCAATCAACCACACCATCACCAGCCAATATAGCCATTGATGTATTAGTTTTATAATTATCTCCATTTTGCCAAAAGTGTTCTACGTTTGTTGTTTGAATTACTGTCTGCCCAGCTATTTCATGTGCAGCCCAATCTAACTCACCGCTTGTCGGTTCTCTTCCCTCGGCTGCTACAAACTTAGCTTTCCAAGCCCCCATCTGTTGTTTAAAGCCTATCCTTGCCAACCCCTTTTGTTGTTCGTTCATATTCTCTAAACTATCGTTAAGAACATAATTTACACCAGCTAATTCTGGTGCGTAATCACCAGTTCCGTTATCACGGTCATTAAGAGTTTTACGCAATGAGTTGTATTGCTCTAATGATAGATTAATATGGTTATCATCAATAAACTTAAAAATTTCTGATTGAGGTCTGTTATTTCCAAGCATGGAACGAATTTCATTCATCCCCCATGATTGGTTAGCAGCTTGTTGTTCTTTTACATCTGCTCGTATAAATTGATTTCTTTGTGAACCAAATGCTAAAGTTAGTTCTTTATTATCCCCTATAGCATTATCTAAGAAATTAGCCATCTCACCACTAGATGCACCATTCTTACCCATTTCAATGAGTTGTAATTGGATAGCCTCTTTTTGTCTTGCTAGTGCCTCTGCCCTTGCTTTTTTGCGTTTACTTTCTTCAACATTGTACGCTTTCATATACTCTTCTCGTTTTTGTAAGAGTTCGCCATCAGTATATCCTTTAGCACTACCACTAAACTTACCTACACCAACTACTGGGTATATATCAGTACTAACAATAGACACACCACCACTACCAGCTTGTGCAACTTTACCATCGCCCATATAAACCCCTACATGAGTTACACCCATATAGGCTTGGTTGTCTGTGTTGACTGCGTTAGGATCATTGCTAGTTGCCCATCTAGCCTCATTACTTGGAACGTGCCAAAAGACTAAATCGCCCTTTTGTGCTTGTGAAATATCCTTAACTAACTTACCCTCTTGTTCAGCTTGTAAGTATTGACCATCTGCGGTGCGGTAGTTAAGAGTAACACCAGCTTTTGCGGACACATCAAGCGTAAATTTACCACAGTCGGTACTTTCACCACCATCACCACCAAGTAGATACGGCTTACCTAACTGTTCATTAACTGCACTATCAAGTGCTGCTAGGTTCATATTTCCGCCTTGTCCAGCTTTAGGTAATGTAGCAATATATGCATCAGCTGCTTTTTCTGCATTACCCTCACCAAAGGTATCTACATCACCTACAATACGTTTATCGATTATTTGTTGCGTATTTACCTTATCGATTGCTACTGCTGCTTTAGATAGTACACCCTCACTTACACCCATTTCTCGTAGTGCTGCGATTGTTTGTGGACCTGCGGTAATATCATTTCGTGTTACTGTTTCATCAATGATTGCAGCACCTACTCGGTCTGCCACTTCTTGATATTTTGCTTTTACAAACTCTTCGCCACGTTCACCATACATAGTTTCAATACTACTCTTAATGGTGCTTAGTGAATTAGATACAATGTTAGGGTTGTTATAGCCTAGTACTGCAATCTGTTCAGATGATTTTACATTATTGTTAAAAGTTACATCCTTGTACTTTTCACGCTCAGAACGCTCATGTACTTGGACACGCATATTATTTGCGTGATAATCTTTATCCGCCATTTGAAGAAATCGCTCACGCAATCGTTTGTTATTAGGTAGATTGCTTAACACCTCTTGTCTGATGTTATATTCACTTTCATTAAATAGTTGCGTTACATTAGCAGCGCCATTTAACTCTTTATGTAAAATACCAGTTTCTTTATTGGTCAATTCATGCGATATACGATTTTTATAATCTGTTTCAGCATTCATGTATGCGATATTTAAATCTTCATCAAGTCGCTTTTGCATCTGTGCGTTAATGTTATCAATGGCACTAACTACACTTTTCAAGCCTTGTTGATTACCGCCAAACGCTAATTCATTGCCAGTAGCTTGCACACCACCACTAATTGTATTTAGTTTTTGTTCGCCATTGTAATTAACAAACCGCATTAGATACCCCACTTATTACTTCTGATAGTATTTCTTACAAACCTACCATCTCTAACCAAGTTAGATTGTTGAGATGCTTTTAAGCTAGGTGAATAATATCCACCGCTATTACTACTACCGCCATACTGACCTTTTAAACCATAGATACTAGATGCACCACTCAATATCGTACCTAGCATAGCCATTCTAGTTTGTGATTTAGTGTTGCTTGCTGCTGCTCGTGCGGTGCTTTCCTCATTGCGGTAGTTCATGCCATTAAGATATTCATTGTAGATACTGTTATTCTTGTTAGTTTCCCAATTCTGAATATCCTTATTGTATTCATCATAGCTAGATGCCATAAGTTGTAATGGTGTACCAGCCATCATCAAGCCACTAGCACCAGTTTCTGCCGTGTTTTGCCCTTGAATAAGTCGCATCTTATCGGACATTTTATCTCGTTCTTGCAAGGCTTGGTCTGCAATCTGTTCTTGCTTGCGATCGCTTATGCGTGCATTTGCCTCTGCTACCCTTGCTTGTTGATTGTACATTGCAGCTTGTGCTTTTCCTTGTTGGTGTTGAGTAAACAACGTACCAACCATGCTCACTGCAGTTAATGCAATAGGGTTACACATTCGCATCCCCCTTTCTCAACGTGAATAATACCATATCCCCATCGTTAACATCGTAATGAATAACCGCACCTAATGACTTTAGCCATCGAATGGTGCGGTGATTTTCTTTGTGTATGTAATTAAATAAACATTCCCTAGTTTGTAGCCATTCCCCAATGATATTTCTACTAACTTTTATGAATTGTTTTTGTAGTGTTAAACTACGTTCAAAATCTTTACTCCCCAAAAAGTAAATGCAATGCATTCCATTAATTGATGTGTTAGATACTCCGTACACACATAATGGCTTGTCATTATCAATTACTATTCGACTTTGATAATCTTCCCCAAGAATATCGTTTACAAAGTCATTTTCACCGTAGTTTGAATTTTTTCGATTGATATATTTAACCTCTAAGGCATCTATCGAACGCAAGTTGATATATAACTCACGAATTAACGAAACGTGCTTAGAGGGGCAAATATTACATTCCATGAACATTTGGCAAACCACCGCCTATTTCTAGGGTTCTTGTAACCGCTAACAAGTTAAATGGGAACGGTTTATCGTGTAATATACAGATTGATGTATCTGTACTCATCGTTCTTGCAATTTTAGGTAACACGATTGCAACATCACCAGTATATAATTCGTTATATTTCAAAGTTAGACTATCCATTTCATCAAAGGTTCTACCAACTTTACCACCAAACGATTGATATAATCTCAACGCTAAACGTGTTACAGTAGCAATTCTACATTGTAACGTTCCATCGTTTATTTGTTGCTCAATACTAGGCAGCTTGATGCGTGTTACAAAACGTAACCCTACAGTAATATCATTTACCTTATCGGTTAATTTGATAATTCCGCTATCAGGCACTACAACAGATGGCATCTGTTTTGTTCCTGTTACTATATCTACACTTTCACCAATCAAATGCGGTACTTCGATTGTGTCTGCTTTCTCTTTGAATGTTTTCTTGATAAAACAATCAACAAATACATCTGAACCATCATCTGCGTACAAAGGCTTACTACACTCTATACATTGCGTAATCACACCATTAATAGTGCGTTCAACAACAAAATAGATTGTGTCTTGTTCGCCCTCAGCTACACTCTCAACGTATTTGTATTTACCTTTAGTTAAGAAATGCGACCACCCATACACCTTTTGTTCTGGAATGTAGGTTAAGCAATTCAACTGTCCATCATCTCGTACATAGTAAATGATTGAGTCTGGATCTTGTGCATAAGCACTTGTTATGGTGGTATGACCTTTAACCAAATTCTTAACAAACAATGTAAGGTCTTGCCCTGTGTAGTTGTCGCTATCGTAAGAGTACCCCATATCTCGAACAGTACCGCCACGCTCTTGAACAAATACACATCGGTTACCGATAAAATGTGGTTCACACTTTAACGCACCACGTTGTGTTTGTGTTTTCAAATAACAGTTAGTAGGTGTAATAGTCTTGCTACCATCTACTATCCACTCATTACCGCTTGTTAGAACGATTAAGTCATTGGCTGGTACTAGGTGTCTTATCTCATGCATCTTGCGGTTGATTACTGGTAACGTGATTGCGCTATCATCTGTGATTGTACCGCCTACTTTTTCAACACCAAAGTTAGGATAATCACCAGTACGGCTAAACCAAATAAAATTAGGTTTACTATCAGTAGCAGCTACAATAAATCTATCTTGATAGAATGTGCATAACTTCGGATAACCTTTACCTTTATTCCAACTCCCTAACTTCCATTGATGACTTGGCTCACCCTCTTTAATACCATTCAAGATATTAACCTTTGCGGTCTTACTATTTTCAACGCTTACAATCTCAACTACGCCGTATTGCATGAACGGTAGAATGGATAGATCACAATTCACAGAACCTTTTTGAATATCAGAGATATATTTCAGCCTTGCTCCAGCCTCTATCTTACCGCTATCTGTAACATTGTAATCAGATTTAGAAGTGTACGTTCTGTAGTCTTTCCACGTTTGTCCATCGTTGTTAGAGATTTGAATTTTAACTACACCTTCCCATGTACCATGAGTGGTGAATTTCCATGATAGTTCTACATCGGTACTAAACCTTTCAACATTGTAATCTATATTATTGTAAACAGTCTTTTCATGTTTACTAAACCGTCCAACACCGTATTTCTTTTCTACCGCTTTACCAGATTTTGATGTATGCACCGCCTCAATATAGTGCGCAATTTGTACTACACTACCAACCATATCTTGTGTAAATAGGTCTTTTGTGGATGTAACAGTATCACCATTTACAACTAATGTATGAGTATTATCGGTGTTTATATCCTCGTATGGTTGCTCGGATAATTTGTATACATCAAGTTTCCAGTCTGTATCACTATACCTAGATAGTGTATAAATAGGATATTTACCACTACAGATGAACATTACATCGCCACTTTGAATGATGTTTAAATCGTTGATGATTTCATCCTCAAAAGGTGTATTGATTTCTAAGTTGGTATATTCACCATTTCTCCACACCCTTATATATAGGTGTCCAAACTCTAGCATGAAAGATTGATTGCGGTTAGTGGTAAACTCAAACAATCTAACGGACTTATCATTATACTTAGCGTAACCGATAAACTGTGAACCTTGCCTACGTGCCACCGCTCCATAAGGTCTAATGACTGCATTCTCAGCAAGTAACAATGCACTTTTATATTGCTCTAGGTCAAATCGACTAGATACATCAGGCGATACCTCACCTGTAGTAAATGCGACTTGCCCTATATACATCGGCTGCATATCACCAACTCCTTGCTTTCAGATAATTAGACACATAAGGCATATTCAATCTACGTTCTTTAGCACTCATTGACTTTGCCTCTTGTATTGCTGCTTGATATAACTTGTACGATTGGTCAAACACTCCACTATTACCAGTTAATGGCATAGCTAAATCAGATGCCATTTTACACACCAACGCTTTAACGAATATAGGGTTCATAATATCCACATCGGTTACATCGTACACGTAATCTATATGCATCAATGGTACATCACTAACAATGTATTTCGTGTTATTGTCAGTTAAATACACATCATATTCTCGTTGTTGTTCCGCTCGGTATCTCTCCCCTTGTGGTAACACCGCTAGGATACGAACGCACTTTTCAGGGTACGCATATACATAACCCCAACCATTTATTTTATGTTCAGATAGCACCGCACGTTCACGTTTACGTGCAAAATTCCATTCATATTGTTCTAACAATACTTTTCGTGTTAGATCATAATGCAATCTGCATTGTCTAGCAGGTTCGTTTTCCTCTGTAATAGAACGTATTCGACCTGCGTTTATAAGAGATAACGCTTGATTGCATACATCAGTAGGTGTCATACTCTCACCTCGTTATAAAAAAAGAGGGATGCATAAGCACCCCTCGTTCAATTATTCAGCAGTTTCTTCCGCTTTTTTACCACGTTTCTTTGGTGTAGGTTCTACAGTTTCTTCTGTAGGTTCTACTTCTGCGACTTCTTCTGCACCAACAGTTTCAAACAAATCGTTGAAGTAGTCTTTATCGTATTCAGCTACTTCTTCCTTTGTAAATTCAACTGTTTCACCATCTTTAATTAAACCCTTTGTATTGTGATACAAAGTTACTTTTGCAATATACAACATATTAGCCACCTTATTTAATGTTAATGCCACTTGTTAAGAATGCGGAGATTTGACCGCCAGTCATATTATTGGCGTTGATTCGGATATATTTCTTACCACCATTAGCTAAACGCACTTTGTATTCTGTACCAGCTGGAGCATTAGCAGTCATAGTAATGCCATGCAACAATACCGCATTAGCCATGTTATCAGTATCAGAAGTGTACACGTTAAACAAAGGTGTGCCTGTTACTGTTTTGTCGATGCGAATTACAAGGAATAAGTTAGGGTCAGCATCGCCACCATTACCATTCATCACCACATCGGAGTTAGTGTTTGTTGTAATGTCTTTCTTGAAAAAGAATGTATTTTGAGTATCAATAATCATATATGTTTATCCCCCTATTAATTAAGCAGTAACTCGTGCTTCTGTGGAAAGTAATGCATCGATTTTACGAACAGGAATGCCGTTAGCACGTGTAACCATTTTACCCATTTCCATATCTTCTGTGATTGTAGAACCATGTACTTTGTTCTTTTGCAAACGTAAGAATGTACGCAATTCTTGGTTCATGTACCAAACAGGGCGACAACCAGTAAGAGATTGCATTCTTTCTTCTGCACGGATCATAAAGTTAATTAAATTAGGACCTACGGAAATATCTTCTTTAATAGCTTTCATATCGATATTAGCGATACGTACTACATAGCGCCAATCACGAACCGCTAAACCAATGTTTTGTTTGAAGTGAGTGCGGTAACCTTGGAACATAGAACCATCAGCCTTGGTGATTGTTACTTCGCCCAAATCTTCTTGTTGC